GGGAGACCCCCTGAGACTTCTTGTGTGTAATTACACACGGGTCGAAAACTTCTTTCTGTTAGGATTACCCTGAATAGTAATTGATCAGGCTATGCCTAGCTAGCATAGATTCCTAGTGGCCACTCGCCTCTGCCTTATCGGGCATGTTGAGATGGATGTTCTAGGTGTAACTCTAACGACAGGTATGTAACTGGCTGAGATGCCAGTTTTCGAAAGATCGGAACCAATTGTCTCGAGAGAGAAAAGTGGTTGACATACCTACCTTAACAATGAGGATGAGTGCAGGAAAACAGCACTGACGCCAAGCGGCGTTTGTACTTCACCCGCGAAGGTCCCTTGATCGGGTAACCTTCGGCCGTCCTTGACGGCAGAAGTACGCATCCCTTTGTTATAACGCACCATCGGAGAAGTTCCAAATGGTAGACCGACACCGAGAAAGCGCCTACTTGGACGCACGCTCGACGCTCTTGAAGACAACCGTTAACCCGGATAGTTCCCTTGTTTATGGGGACTTGCCCGGCGGTGTCTTCGCTAAGAGTATTGATGACGTGTTAACACCAGGTTTTCGCCGACTCCAAAAGTACGGAGCCTTACCGAACAATCCGATGTACCTAAGAGAAGGTCGCGTAAGTACTTACTTAGGCGATGGAGTGATAAGCTATCAGCTCCTTGTCCCACCCTTTACTGATACGACTATCATTGGCAACGTCACAAGGGCGTATGCCAATGCAGATGGTCTCTTCGTTGAGCAGCTTCCTGACTTAAACGTCATTAGCGGCGAAATGGAGACTCTTATAAAGGTAGTGAAGTTGCAAGCTTTAGCAGCTATGGACAAGCCTCTCTACGGTTTTGGCGAGGATATAGGGGAAATCGCGGAAACAATCCGCTTTATTAAAAGCCCCCTTAAATCTCTATCAAGGCTATTATACAAATTCCGGTCGACTAAGATCAAGAGGCTTAAAAACCTCGGGATCCGTCGATACACGCACAAAGCTTATGACCGCCCAACTCGAAAAATGATTGGGAAGGTCACTGCCGACACGTGGTTGGAATATCGCTTCGCAGCGGCTCCGTTAGTTAGGAGCACGTACGACGCTTTGTTAGCCTTAGGTCACGACTTGGTGGATCGTCCTGATGTGCGTGTTGCACGCGGACGTAGGATCGAAGAGTCTAACAACTCTTTCGAGACCGAAAGACACCATAGTTCGTCTCTGACTTGCACTTTCTTAAGGAAGGAAGTTCACAAGTTGGAGGTAAGGGCGGGAATTCGATATGAAGTCCTAAACGCCCCCAGAGACTGGCGGAGATACCTCGCACTCTACGGAGTGAGGGCAAAGGATCTACCAACGACAGCATGGCAACTCTTGCCGTTGTCGTTCATGGTGGATCGTGTGGTGGACATTAGCAGTATGATTTCTGCTGGTACAAACCTCCTAAGCCCCAACATCAAAGTGCGGAGCGCCTGGGTTACGGTGAAAAGAAGGATGGATCACTCTATCCAACTGATTAACTACGACTTAGACGGTCATTCCTCCTATGTGGTCGGTAACACTATTGTTACAAACGATGGTGATTACAATCGAACTACTTGGGAGCCCTCACTGTTAGATGCAGTTCCGGTGGTAAAGCCATTTGGACTTATATCTGACTTCACCTCAGTGTATGACCTGCTGACTCTGTGTAGATCACGGATGACGTAGTGATGCAATTAACCAAAGGAGTCTATCCACATGGATAAGACTTTGTACACCTCCTATAGTGCGGTGACATTTACTGGTGCCACGAACATCGAAATGGTCGATGGCGGCAGTACTCAATCTTCGGCTCGCATGGTGGAAGATGATGCATCGGAGAAATTCCGGCGCGTAATCGACCTCAGCGTCTCCCCGGCTGTGCCTTTGAGCACAGCCCCCGGGGGATATACCCAGTCACGTAGAACTGTCGTTTCAAAAGAGCCAAAAACGTTGGCGAACGATAACGTGACCGTCAACACTGTTCGTACTCAGGTCGCTTTTGACCCAGAGACGACGCCTTCCGAACTAGGCTTAATCATTACGAGGCATATCCACGCGTTGTGGCGTCTGCTTCAAGATGACAACTTCTTTGTTGAGGGCAGCACCAAGTAGGTGTTGTCTAACTATGAAGAAGCGGCCTAGCGATGCGGAACTTGAAAGGCGAATTGGATTCATCCTGTTCGTTGTCCGTATCCTCTTGGTCACTATCCTTGTGACCTATTCGGCGTGCACGGGGGTGACATCTTTGAAAATCGATGTATCGCCCTACAGTGTGTTTGATGAACATTCAATGGAGATATTCCAAAATGAACACCAAGGAAAAGTCGAAGCAGAAGAAAAAGACTAAACGCTCTTTTTCGTCTCAGTACATAGCAACAGAAATGGCTGAGGCAGTCAAACTCGATCTTGAGTCAATGCCTATTGGCTCTTCTATCACTAAATTCTCTGTCGATCGACAGCTTGAAGGATTCCTCAAAAAATACGTGGACCCGAAAGCAGATCCCAAGAGATTGGAGCGCGTGACCTTCGAGAAATTTATGAAGGTGCACGAACATATGGCAGAGTTTCAGGACTTAGAATTCCCTGATCCGATGACCAGAATCCAGTCTGGAACCCCATTTAGGGAGAAAGTTCTCCTTAGGGCGAAAGCCATCTTTAAGATGGTACTTGGGCCGTTTGACTTAGAGGAGTTGTACCTAACCTGTAAAAACTCAGGCGGTACTACCGTAGGTGTGCCTTTTATTGACACCAGTAATACGGCAAAATTCTCCTTTCCGTTGACGGCCACTAGAGAAGTGGTGCCTCTGTTTCTTGATTACATGGCATACGACAGGATGTTGTATGATGCTGTTGTGAAACACAATAGCGAATACCCTCTTGAGGGCATGCTAAAGATAATAGAGGGATCGAGGGCTACGACACGTCCCAAGAATAGCGAGATCAACCGCTTCATCGCGGTTGAGGGCACTGTAAATATGTTTTTTCAACAGGGCCTAATGGCGATGATGTATCGTCGCCTCGCACTCATTGGACTGGACGTTCGAAAATTACCTACGTTGCATAAGCAGTTAGCCCAGATGGCATCGATTACTGGCTTAAACGCCACAATCGACTCGACCTCTGCGTCAGACTGTGAAGCACCCTGCCTGATTAGGTGGTTAACACCTCCTGATTGGTTGGAGCACATGGAAGATGTGAGCTCGAAGGCTATAACCATTCCTGGTTATGGTACCCTAAAGCTTAACACTTTCAGTACGATGGGTAACGCGGTTACTTTTCCGCTAGAAACGTTGGTTTTCTGGGCCCTTGGACACGCGGTACGAATGTCACTTTCGATCGGAAATCAACTACTACCCGAGCAAAACGAGCTTGGGCTGATTTCAGTGTTCGGTGACGACTGCATCGTACCTACGGAGATGGCAAAGCCTTATATGGCAATGTTGGAATCCGTGGGCTTTATCATTAACGAGGAGAAATCCTTTTATGATGATAGTGGGTTTAGAGAAAGCTGTGGTGGTGATTACCTCCATGGTCACAACGTACGGCCTTTTTCGTTAAAGGCCCCCACATCAGAAGCGATTAGTGCTCTGGAGCCGTGGCTCTACATTGTGATGAATAGGATGCTAACCAAGTACATTTCGTACGAGGGCACCTTGACAGCAATGGAAGACCGCCATTTGTTCCATCTCATGGTCGATCTGTTTCGGTATTTCCACCTTACACTAAAGGTGGTTCCGCCGTTCTATCCTGAGGATTCCGGATTGATCTGCGAAGATCTTGAACGGTTTCTATCTTGGTATCCATTTAAGCTCGCCACACTCCACGTAGGTGAACATGGGACTGCAGTATTCAACTACTGTCGTTTCGTTTACCCAGAGGATGTGAAAGGTAATGATGGCATCGAACTTAATCTTTGGTATAGAGCTAGGGTCTTACCTAGACTTGCCGAAGAGGCCTTGTCCTCAAAGCAGAAAGCTAGACTCCGTCGGAGTACAAGCTGGATGTTCCCTAAGGACGTTTCAAGGCTCGATGAAATATGGAGCGTTTATACTCCAACCAAGACGATAGGTGGTTACGTCGTAGCTAAG